TGAAGCCTGTAGACATATAGATATTTCAAGTGTAGAGAATTATCCCTGGGTAAATACTTTTAATGGTTGTGCTAGTTGGAATAATGGCACAGAAAATCAACCTGCTTGTTGTTTAGATGGATTCAATGCAAGTGGAATGGCACCAGGCCATTCTTGCGAACAGCCATCGCTCAATTATGAAATAGTCTGCGAGGATGCCCCACCTATACCTTGTACGGAACAAGGGTATGATTGCCCAATGATAGATGCTGAATGTATTGCTGACCCAGATACGTGTCAATCTACCTTGTGTTGGGAGCTCCAAGGTGATAATTGTCAAGATCCAGTTGAATATTGCGGTACCAGTGCTTCAGATTCTGTTGAAGATATTTGCGGCGTATGTGGTGGTGATGGTGAAGCTTTCGTCTGTCAGGATGAAGGATATTGTAACACTGGCACTTACTGTGATTATACATCCTGCGATTCTGCATCTTACGATTGTGTGAATACAGGTGGTTTTTGTGTTGGAAATAACCCTGAATTAGTATGTGTTATCGATGATTGTGATCCGTCGACACTTAATTGTGCTGCTGCGGGAGCGTGTGATGGTGAAGATATGGAGGTGTGTGATACAGAGGCTGAATGTAATTGGCCAGTTGCAAATTGTGATGCTGCCGAAACAATTTATTGTGATGGCGATGGTGATGTCGCATGTAGTAGTGCAGAATGTACTCAACCTGTTAACCAGTGCACAGGTGGTACTGCATGTCCTCAATTAACCACAGAAGCATGGAATAGTGAAGGTGATGGAAATGTTTATTGTGATGGCGTTTGCGCGGCATCACCTGCTTGGTGTTATGATTGTGAAAGTGGGGTTGGTACTGTAAATGCAGACTCTCATCTGCCATCAGGAGATTTTGACTGGGAATGTGAAGTCTGTTTTGATGATATTTCTTGTGCTTGGAATGGGGATTCCCATTCCCCTAATAATACTGGTTGTGTAGTTCCAGATGCAACGGTTACGGAAGCAAATGCATATATGGCATCAGGCCAGACTGCAACATTTTGTACTTATGGTGAACCGTATTGTCAAGCACCTCAAGATGACACCGGCCCAGGGCCCGGAACACCTACAGGTGCACCTGGCTACGGTGGCGTTGGTCATTATCCAGGGCCATATACGGATGGAGCAACTTTCACAAATAAAAGAGACTGTATGGCCAGTGATGCGTGTGATTTTTGTGTAGCAGAGGGGGAATGTGATTTCGGAATTGGAGCAGGTTCATCAGCGTTTACATCCATTCCTGATGACACCGGTGCTGTAGGTTTTTGTCTCGCGATGAGTGGAGCACACGTACCGGGCAGTTCAACTTACAAACAATGTGGCCAGCCTTATGATTTTAATCCGAATACAGAACACCAATTTTACCCAGGGGGAGGAAACACCTGTGCTGTTTGTTCAGCTCAATGTGACTCTTTTGATCATTGTTATTGTTTTTTCTTGTCTACATTCCAATGTACATTTACTCCTGCAGGAACATATATAGATACAATTCCATGCGAGGAGAGTCTAGAATGTAATAACAATACATACGTATATGGTGTTTCACCTGATGGAAGTTGGTGTCCTACCAACGCTCGTTCTACGTCCCGTTCAGGCAATTCGAAGAAGTTTCGTAAGGATAGTAGATGGGGTGGTAAAAAGATTACTAAACTATTGTATGATCATGACTGGCGGGTAGATTAGAATCTTAATTTTATAGATAATTGTTGGTTATTTTGATTGATTGGTATATTTATTAGTATATAGGAGAATAAGATGGCCATCAAACCAATCACAGATAAACAATTAGTTGATGCGGGAAATATAAACAGAGAAACTCAAACATCCCAGCGAAATATGAATACTCGTGGTGGTGGTAATGAATCCCAAACAATCCTTCCAGGTATAGATTTAAGTAAACAATATTCTATAACTCTTAAAGATATTGATACTTCTATTATCAAATATGTAAAAAATGTAATTAAACCTGCAGTTCAAGAAGCAAATGAACGAGTTAAAGTTACTGTTATGTATGGTAACGAAGAAAGGTGGAAATCAGTAAGAAAAAGAGGTGTAATGAGGGATAAAAATAATACCCTTATTCTTCCTTTGATTATGTTGAAAAGAACTATGGTAGAAAAGAGTGATACTATACCTGGTTATGAACACGATATTAGAAGAAAATATACAGAAGTAGTAAGAAATTCAGGATGGTCAAAAGATAATAGATACTCAAAGTTTGCAACTCAAATAGGTAGTATGCCTGTATATGAAAATTTAGTTACAAGTATTCCTAATTTTGTTAATATTACATATGAATTTGTATTATGGACAAATTTTATAGAACAAATGAATCCATTGATTGAAGGTTTTATGGAATATGATAAAACTTATTGGGGTGATAAAGATACCTATAGATTTATATCTACATTAGATTCAGTAAGTGATGCATCAGAAATGAATCAAGATGGTGAAAGATTTATTAAATCAACATTTTCAGTTACATCAAAAGCATACTTATTACCAGAAGAAACTAATAATATTATTTTAGGTAAAGTGAGTCAGGTTCAAAGAAAACTTTCCCCATCAAAAGTTATTTTTGGTATAGAAAGTGATGCTACTAATGAACAATTAGGAAAAAAATAATAGCGTTTTCTGAAATTAATATATATTTATATATGAAAAACAATAACAATTAAAAAAAGAGGTTATAACATGGCAGAAGGAACAAAATTCACAGAAGAAGAAATGAAAGATATTTCCGGCTTACAACAAACATATGCAGGAATTCAAAATGCACTTGGTCAAGTTAGTGTAGCTAGAATTAGATTAGAACAACAAATAGAAGATTTGAACGGTTCGGAAGATAATCTTATCAAAGAATTTGGTGAAACACAAGGTAAAGAAAGAGATTTTGTTAAATCTATTAATAAAAAATATGGTGATGGTAATTTAGATTTAACTACTGGAGTATTTACATCAAAATCAGTAGAAGAAACACCAGTCGTTGGTGCACCATCAGCTGCATCCGCAGTAAAAACTGATAAAACTTTATAAAATTATAATTTAATTTATCGTTTGAGATAGTTTTCATATATTTATATATGATTGGTATTTTACGCGCAAATCAATTATTAATTATTAATTAAAAATTTATAAACTTATTATAGGAGAAAGAAAATGGCAGAAAAGATTGTATCCCCAGGTGTATTTACAAAGGAGATAGATGCCTCATTTTTACCAGCAGCTATTGGTGAAATAGGAGCAGCTGTAGTCGGGCCCACGGTTAAAGGCCCAGCTATGGTGCCAACAGTTGTTGATTCTTATGCAGATTATCAAGCTGTGTTTGGTGATGTTCTACAGAGTGGTTCAAATTATTATCAATATTTAACATCAGTTACTGCAGCAAATTATTTAAAACACGGTGGTAAGTTAACCGTAGTTAGAATACTTGATGGTGTTTTTGGTGGTGCTAGTGCAGAGATCCCAATTACAGGTAGTGTTACTACAACACCTGCAACACGTGCAAGTGGTTCAGTTACTTTAACTGCCGAATTAGCATCTGGTTCAGCACACGAACTTATTATTAATGGTGTAGATTTTGTACCAGTAATTTCTTCTTCATTATTTGATAATAGTGATAACGAGAGATTTGTTACTATTGGTGCTACTGTAGATTTATTTGGTGCTGAATTAGCAACAGTTATAAATGATGCTAGTAGTAGTGGTACAAGTTTAACTAATGTTACTGCAGAATATATTGATGATGGTAACTTATTGAAATTATCTGGTTCTAGTTTAGGATCTCAAGCAAATATTACTATTGATTCATCATCAGTAGATGGTAATAATCAAGATATATTTTCAGGTATTACCAATTCAGAAGGTGGTACTAATAGTTCAACTACTTCAACTGGTACTTCATTTAAACTTAATACACATTCACATGGTTCAATACAGAACAATACAGGTTCAGTAGGTCAAAAGAATAATATTCTTTTAAGTGGTTCATCAGCCAATGTTAGATGGGAAGTATCTTCAATTAATGAAGCTAAAGGTACATTTTCTCTTTTAATTAGACGTGGTGATGATACTCATAAAAGAAAACAGATTATTGAAACCTGGAATAATTGTTCATTAGATCCAAATGCAGGAAACTATATTAATAAAGTGTTAGGTGATACTTATCAAGAAGCTAATTTAAGTGATCCTACGGATGTATTTATTGAATTTAAAGGTGGTGATTTCGGACCAAAATCTAAATATGTATATGTATCAGATACAAATGATACTGTTAATTATATGGATGAAAATGGTGAGGTTAGATTGGGTTCATTATCTGGTTCACTTCCAAAAGTTGGTAGTGGTTCAGCCGATGGTGGATTTAAAGGTGCATCTGATGGATATGGTGGATTTGATAATTTAGGTAATTCTCAAGGTAACTTTACTGGTTCTGCTGTAGAATTCTATGGTAATATAGGTAATGATAACTATCAAGGATATAAATTATCTTCTATAACTGCCGAAGATGGTGGAAGTGCTTATATAGATGCACTTAATCTATTATCAAATGCAGATGAGTATGATATTAATATGTTATTAATACCTGGTATATTTGATAAACAGAGTGATGCTAATAGTGGTATTGTTGATAAAGCAATAGATGTATGTGAATCAAGAGGTGATTGTTTCCTTATTTATGATACGGTTCTAAAATCAGTTACAAATCTTGTAACCGTTACTACGGAAGCAAAAACAAGAGATAGTAACTATGCTGCTACTTATTGGCCTTGGGTTCAAATTGCTGATAACCAAACTGGTGCATTTAGATGGGTGCCACCTTCAGTTATACTACCCGGTATATATGCTTTCAATGATAAAGTAGCCGCACCTTGGTTTGCTCCTGCTGGTTTAAATCGTGGTGGTTTGGATAATGTAATTCAAGCTGCTAGAAAACTAACACATTCCAATCGGGATGTATTGTACGAATCAAATGTTAATCCAATTGCTACATTCCCAGGTCAGGGTGTTGTTGTGTGGGGACAAAAAACTCTACAGAAGAAATCTTCAGCTCTTGATCGTGTAAATGTAAGACGGTTGTTAATTAAAGTTAAGAAGTTCATTGCAGCTTCTTCAAGATTCTTGGTGTTTGAGCAGAACAATGCTGCTACAAGAAATAGATTCTTGAATATAGCCAATCCTTATTTGG